CCAACAGATGCTACTTTTAACTTCGCGATAGGTACAGAGATAAATGTGTTTTGGATTACGGGAGCAGGCCAACCAACGATAGGCGCAGTAACCCCAGGCACTACAACGGTGATTAGTACAGGTGCAACAAGTGCCACGCCTAAACTGCGCGTGGCTAACTCAGGAGCTACCTGTAAGAAACTAGCCGCTAACTCCTGGATAGTTTTTGGAGATATTGCATAATGGTAATGTTTGGAATTATGGCCAGTTCAAAGTTAAAAACACTTTCATATATTGCCGTATCTCATACGACAACGCCTTACATCTCAACCTACCCGTGGTCTGCAGGTTTCGGTACAATTTACTCCCAGCCTGCAACACTACCTACAGGTAATAGCCGTAGCGTTTCTTTTAACCCTGCAGGTACCGTTATTGCAGTTGGTCACGCCACTACCCCTTACATCTCAACTTACCCGTGGTCGGCGGGTTATGGTACTAAGTACGCCGACCCTGCGACACTACCTACGGGTACTGGATATAATGTTGCTTTTAACCCTGCAGGTACAGATATTGGCGTAGCCCACAATACATCACCTTACATCTCAACCTACCCGTGGTCTGCAGGTTTCGGTACTAAATATGCCAACCCAGCGACTCTGCCTACAAATGTTGGTTACGGAGTTGCTTTTAACCCTGCAGGTACGGCTATTGCAGTTGGTCACGAACTTACATCTTTTATATCAACCTACCCGTGGTCTGCAGGTTTCGGTACTAAATATACTAACCCTGCCACCTTGCCAACAGGAGCAGTTAATAAAATCTCTTTTGTCGGTACAGATATTGCAGTTGCTTCGGTAGCAACGCCTTATGTTTTGGCTTACCCTTTCTCTTCAGGTATGGGTACCAAGTACGCTAACCCTGCTACCTTGCCTACAGGGTTGGGTATTTCTGTTTCTTTTAACCCTGCAGGTACGGCTATTGCAGTTGGTCACGGCACTACCCCTTACATCTCAACCTACCCGTGGTCGGCGGGTTTCGGTACTAAATACGCTAACCCTGCTACTCTGCCTACGCTTAATGTTCAAGATGTTGCTTTTAACCCTGCAGGTACCGCTATTGGCGCGGCGCATACCAGTTCACCTTACATATCAACCTACCCCTGGTCTGCAGGGTTTGGTACTAAATACGCCGACCCTGCAACACTACCCGCAGGTGATGGATATGGTGTTGATTTCATCTAACTACTAACAAAGGATAAAAAATGACCGAACCTACCCCAATGGAGATACGACAGGCAGAAGTGGATTCATACTCTACCAATGTAAATAATTACACAGCGTTATTAGCAACACTAGACGGCGATTGGGATACAGACCTTGCACATCTTAAAGGCGTTGAGTCGCAAGAAGCGGCTCGTCAATGTCCAATGAACAGGCTAGAGCGCCTAGCAGTTTTGCAGCAATTCGACCAGGTAACTAACCTGCTAAAAACGGAAATAGTAGAGCGCGCTAAAGCTGCAGCAATTTTGGCCGTACTTAAAGGCTAATGACGCTCACAAGTTACAACGGTTGGCCTGCCAGTAAAGAGCCTGCAGAAATTGGCATAAAGTCTTACGCCGTGCCTGGCACTACGCTTAAACTTAGGTGCGCTGAAAAAGTAGCACCGTTGCTGATTGGTTTTGCAGCTGAGTTTCACGAGCTGATTGAGCCGTTAGATGAAGGTGGCTTAGATGATTGGGGCTATTGCTACAGAGACGTAAGAGGCGTACCAGGTAAATTAAGTAATCACAGTAGCGGCACGGCGATAGACCTCAATGCCAGCAAACACCCACTAAATAAAGCTGGCACGTTTGAGGCTAGCAAGGTGCCAATGCTTAAGGCCCTGGCTAAAAAATATGCTCTCACCTGGGGTGGGGAGTGGACACGCCGAGATGAAATGCACTACGAGATAAGCATTAACGAGGCCCAAGTGGCAGCGCTAATAACTAAACTAGGGCTAGAAAAGAGCGAGTAAATGAACGAGCAACTCAAGGCCGCTGGCCTGTCTTACTTACGCGCAGCTGTATCGTGCGTAGGTGCGCTATACCTTAGCGGAATATCAGACCCTAAAACGCTAGCTAACGCTTTTATAGCTGGGCTTATCGGGCCGCTTATGAAGGCACTACAACCAAGCGAAAAGCAACTAGGCATAGGCTCTAAGTAAGATGAACGCTCAGGCGTGGGTAGCTGTGGTCGTAGGGGTTATGGCTATCCTGTCTGGGCTATATGGGGGCGTTAGGTTCATAGTTAAAGCGCTATTAGCTGAGTTACTACCAGATGGTAACGGCGGCCATAATCTACGGGGCCGAGTAGACCGCATAGAGCTTAAAGTAGACCGTATTTATGAGTTATTAATAGAAAATAAACTCAGCCTTTAGCGTGTCGTTTGCCTTTTGTCAGTAGGTAGGGTCATACTTTTACCTACAACGCCGAGAGGGCTAACTCGGATAGTTCAGCCTTATCGGCCTTAACAAAGGGCGATTATGAATAATTCTATAGATGTACCAGTAGTACTTTTGCTGATGGTAGCTATGTTTTTTTGGTGTTTAGTTACTTACACCATAGGTTACAAACAAGGTAAGGCCGATGCAATTTTAGCAGCGCGTAAGTCACGCCGCACTAAGGTAGGTGCCTAATGCCTGACTTTTTAGAAAACTACGAGCTAGCCAATGACTCTATTAAGCGCTTTCGTACGGAGTATCCAAGTGGGCGGCTGATATCCGTTATCGAGGATATAGACCTAGCTGCAGGTTGGGTACTTATCAAAGCTGAGGCCTATCGTGAGTATGAAGACCACCTGCCAAGTGCCGTAGATTTTGCTTACGGTAACGTGGCCTTTTACCCTGCCAATATGAAAAAATGGTTTGTCGAGGATACGATTACCTCGGCTCTAGCCAGGTGTATAAAGCTACTCACGCCTAGTGCTGCTAGGCCAAGCCGTGAAGATATGCAGAAGGTAGAAACTCTTGCACCTATGCCAGATACGCAAGACTTTTGGGCAACAGAGCCAGAAACGGCAGGCATACCAGTATTAGCCGATGCAGTAGCTACCGTTGCAGCTGGTCTAGGCGGCGGCGCTATAGAAGGTAAGCCACTATGCGTACACGGGGCGCGAGTATGGCGTACGGGCGAGAAAAACGGTAGAGCTTGGTACAACTATGGCTGCAGTGAAAAAAATCGCTCTAACCAATGCTCGCCTATCTGGTATGTATTGACCAGCGATGGCACTTTTAAGCCGCAAGTATGAGCCGATATATGGAGATTATTAACATTACGCATATGACTGGCAAGCTCTTAGATGAGGGCGAAGTTATAGCTGAGTACAAAGTAGAAACCTGCGATAAGTGCGCCAAGATTAGCCAGTTGGACAAGTTCGGCTACCAAAAAAGCGACCCAGCCGAAAACATTATATGGTTTTGTAAGGATTGTAGATAAATGAGCGGGGCGTTAAGTGATTGGGATATAGACCTACGCTATGGCCTAGATGCTGAGGGGTCAGTACGTCGAGTGCTAACCATAGAGACAGTAGAGGTTAAAAGTGATAGGCGTTGGAAATTAACAGGCAATATCTACATAGAGACAGCCTGCTATCACGTGAACGAGGGTGAGTTTAAGCGCTCAGGTATTGTTACTAGCAAAGCTACACACTGGGCCTTTGTGTTAGAGGATTTAACCCTTATCGTAACTAAAGAGGATTTAATAGACACCCTCAATGCTTACGGCATAAAGACAGCCTGCCAGATAGAGCCTAATCCCTCTAAAGGCTATCTCATTACGGTTGAGTCTTTGCTTAAGTGGCAAGTAAAGAAAACAAAGAAAGACCAGGCGCAACCATGAGCGCACCTATTCGCTTTGAGTGTAGGACGTGTAAAAAAGTCACCGAGCAGGTAGAGCGCATAGTTACACATAACCTGCCGCCTAATGTGAAAGTGTTGGAGTGCAGCGTATGTGGGATTATGGGCGTGTGCTTGTTAGAGGCTACCGATGCCGAGTTATGAGTATGAGTGCATAAGCTGCAATATGCGTTTTACGGTTGAACGCTCAATACACGAGGATAACCCGCCCTACTGTTGCGCTATGGCTATGAGGCAGGTTTACGGCTCTGTAAGCGTTAGTTTCAAGGGTAAGGGCAGGGGCAGTGATGCTTAATAGTTATCCACATACTTATCCACAGCCCCCTGTGGACAGACCGACACGCCGCGCCCAATGCTTGACAAATAAAGCTACATACTCGCTATACTTAAGTAAGTACTTACTGCACTTAAAAGCTAATAAAAAGATAAATAAAAAAACTAATCAAACTGCAGTTAAAAACGGGATAGCTCTGTTAATAGTGATTTTAACTATAAATCAGCCAATAAGTGCAAACGCATATAACCCATCAATAGAGGCCTATAAGCTCTATGCTCATATGATGATAGGTAGCGATAAAGAGTACAGATGCTTAGTAGAGTTATGGGATAAAGAGAGCCACTGGAATTACAAAGCGCATAACACTAAGAGCAGTGCATATGGCATACCTCAACTACTACATATGAAAGTTACTAATCCCTATAGACAGATAGAGTTAGGATATAAGTACATCACAAAGCGTTATAAAGGTAGTGCGTGTAAAGCGTTGGCTCATCATAAGAGAGTAGGGCATTACTAATGGCTAAAGACCCTAGAGATAGTCGAAAGTGGAGAGCGTTATCTAAAGTTATATTGGCTAGAGATGGTTACATCTGCGTATATTGTGGGCAAACTGCTACGGGAACAGACCACGTAGTAAGTGTTAGTAGCCAGCCTGAGTTAGCACTTAATCGAGATAACCTAGTTGCCTGTTGCAAGCTGTGTAATAGCCGTAAGGGTAATAGGTCACAGGCGGCTTTTTTAGCCACGACGTTCACCCCCCCTGTCTTTTCTGACTCTTTATCCCC